GATGACGCAATGAATCAATTTGATATGTGTCAATTTGAAAATAGAAAATATTGGAAAGTGTTTTTAGAAACAGGACACCAACCATCATAATAACAGTACAACTTACACTAGAAAGGGAACACCAAATGCTCTGTAAATCATTGATATTATTACATAATATTTATTTTTCCCAGAGGTTGTTATGGCAATTGTTATAATGTATAATAGAGATACTGTCTTTAATAAAAGACAAGAACCTTTTATCCGACATAACTTAATTATAGGACATATCAATATGAGTAATAAATTTTTCTTAAAAAAAACTTGGGTCAATGTTGATGTATGCGTTGAAGATTATTATAATTCAGGTACAACATTACAAGATTTAGAAAAATTAAAATGGAGTCCATACTCAAATATAATTAATAGAGAAGTAAAAGAAACTAGACATACAGTAGAAGAGATTGATGAAGAAACATTTAAAAATAAAATCCAGAAATCCAATAGCGAGAACTCTACTAACAAAAAAGTTTCACTCGAAGATTGTAAAGAGAAATAAAAAATCTCTAATAAACAAGGTGTTTGATAAAATGAAATATGATATTGAACAGTAGTATAAACGCAGGACAGGGCGAAGGTAGGGCGATAACACCAGATGTTTTATTATATCGAAGTGTAATTGTCAGAGCAATTATGGATGCATTGGATGTAGATATTCATGCATGGGGTAATGCTAGAGAAAATATAATCCAAGACGCAAGAGCTTGGTTTTCAAAAAAAGACTCACACTTCTGTGAGATATGCGATTACGCAAACTTAGAACCAACATTTATAATCAGAAAGTTTCAACAGTTAGATAAAGCTAATGCTAAAAAACTATTTAAGAATAAAAATCTTAATAAGTTTTTGACTCATTATATTTGTAGCTTTCATCAAGAGGTACAATACTAATGAGTACAGGAAAGAATACTAAGTTTGATATAGACTTAGAGTATGGACAGATAAGAGAGAAACGAGTAGCTGATTTACTTAAAGGAAGTAAAGTAGAAATAAAAACAGAGAGAGCATGGTGGAGAAAGACAGGCAACATTGCTATTGAGTATGAGTTTAGAGACAAACCATCTGGAATAGATAAGACAGAATCTAAATGGTGGTTTCATATATTAGAACTTAATGGTAAAGAACATTGTATGTTAGTCTTTAGAGTATCAAGATTAAAAAAGATAGTAAAGAAATATAAGAAGACGCATACTAAAAACATAGGAGACTATAGAGCATCCAAGTGTGTAGTAATTCCAATAGTAGAATTATTTACTGAAGGATGTATAGCAATATAATTATGTTTAGAAATTTAATTTTATTTATAATGCTGTTAACTATTACATCAATATTATTAAGTGGATGTAGTGTAAAGAAAAAACAAAAGAATTTTCCAGTAAGTATAATTAAAAAACTTATAACTGGATTAGATTAATGTTTAATATATACGAAAAAATAGTGGGTTATTTTTTATTATTTTATATGGGTTATATATTATTTCATATGATAGTAGGTACTTTTAAATAGTTATGACTAAAGATGAAGATGTAAAAGACGCAGTAAGATTATATAAAGAACAAGTTATTTGGAAAAATAAAACAGATAAAGAGTTGGCTATACATATAATACCTAGTGTTGCTTTAAATCAATATCATATATTTAGATATGAGAATACTGGTGTTGCTTATGCATTTACTAACTGGGCATTTATAAGTCCAGAAGTAGAAGAAAGATTTAAAATAACAGGTGAGTTAGGAAAGTTTGATTGGGATAGTGGTAAGATTTGTTGGCATATAGATACTATTAATAATCATTATGGAAAAATAAAAGATATATATAAATGGACAGCAAAACATTTATCTAATTTAGTTAGTGATGATGAGTATGTACATTGGTTAAGATTAGATAAGTCTGGTAAAAAAGTTAAAAGAATAAATAAAATAAAAGGTAGTGAAGGTAAAAGAAAATTTTTAAATGACTGATAAAACTTTATTAAAAGAATATAAATCTACAATCTCTGACTTAACAAAAGAGAAACAAGAATTAAATGATACTATCAATCAGAAAGATAGTAAGATTAAACAAATTCTAATACAATTAGAACAGGCAAATTCTGATATTCAATCTATGGGTTCTAAGATAGGTGAACTTCAGGAGAAGCTGAACAAGAAACAAACTATTAAACTTAACATCGATAAAAAAATAGAGGAACTCTTGGAAAAAAAAGATGAACCAAGTGTTGACAACGATGATGAAGTATGATAGTTATACAATAACAATTAACAATAACAATAAAGGAAATACATATGGCAATAATTGAAGGCACAGCTTACTGGGCTTCTCTGACACGACCAAACGAAAAGTTTGAACCTATGTGGAGAATTGATTTAGCAGTTGATGATAAGTCAGCAGATGAATTAAAGAGCCAAGGCATAGCACTTGGTGAAACTACTATTGATGATAAGACTATACCTAATATAGTAAGGTTCAAAAGAAAAGTACAGAAAGCTAATGGTGATAAGAATACTCAACCACAATTAGTTGATGGTGCTAAGAACCCATTAGATAAAATAGTAGGTAATGGTAGTAAAGTAAAAGTAATGTATAAACCATACGAATGGAACTTCAAAGGTAAGAAGGGAATGGGTTTAGACTTACAAGCAGTACAAGTAATTGACTTAGTAGAGTACACACCTAGAGAAGACTTTGATGCAGTAGAAACTTCATCAAGTGGTGTTGACATCAAGGATGATTTTTAGTACTATCCAACTGTTGAAATGAAATTTACTTTTCATTTTTTCTTACTCCGAGGGGGTGGCGAGAAATTGCCACTCCTTTTTTTTGGACTCAATTAAAATTAACTAAGGGCGACAATGGAAGAAATAAATAAAAAAGGTTTTGTAAAATACCACTTACCCTGTCCACTATGTTCAAGTAGTGACGCAGTATCTGTTAACGCAGACAACTCAGCTTATTGTTTTTCATGTCAAGAATTTATAAAGGAATACGATATGGAAGCACAACCAACAATACCACAAACTAAAAATGAATATGAAGTAAAAGACTTCATGAAAGAATCTAACTATGCAGAGATTATAGATAGAAATATTTCAGAGGATACCTGTAAGAAGTTTGGAGTTACAGTTAAGATGGATAGCATGGGTACTATCACTAATCACTACTACCCATATCATGATACACAAGGTGCAAAGATAGCAACTAAAACTAGATACACTAAACTAAAAGAGTTTAGCATACAAGGTAACACAAAAGATTCTGGTTTGTTTGGTCAACATCTTTTTTCTAAAAACAAATATTGTATAATTACAGAGGGTGAGTTAGATGCTTTATCAGCTTATCAGATGATGCTCAAAGGTACATATCATACACCAGTAGTAAGTATTAAGAATGGAATATCTTCAGCAGTAAAAGATATTAAGAATAGTTTAGAATGGTTAGAAAATAATTTTGATAATGTCATTGTTAATTTTGATAATGATGAGCATGGTATTGATGGTGCTATGAAAGTTGCAGAGTTATTCTCTCCAGGAAAATGTAAGATAATGCATTTACCTGAAGGGTTTAAAGATGCGTCTGATTGTTTAACTAAAAACAAAATACAAATATATAATAAAACATTTTGGGATGCTAAAGTATTTGCACCAGATGGAATTATAAATGCTAATACATTATTAGATGATGTACTTAAACCAATAACAAAATCATTTGTTCAATATCCATTTGAAGGATTGAATAAAATTACTTATGGTCTACGACCTTCAGAGTTAGTTACCTTTACAGCAGGGTCTGGACTAGGTAAGACACAAGTAATGAGAGAAGTAGTACATCACATTATAAAATCAACAGAAGATAATATAGGTTTGTTAATGTTAGAAGAAACACCAGTCATAACTTCAAAAGGTTTGATGAGTGTTGAAGCTAATCAAAGACTACACTTACCAGATGTTCATGTAAGTAAAGAAGAAATGAAAACATACTTTGATGCAACAGTAGGTACTGGTAGAGTATTTATGTTTGACCATTTTGGTTCTAACTCTATTGATAATATTGTTTCAAGAGTTAGGTTCTTAGCAAAAGGTTTAGATTGTAAGTATGTTATTATAGACCATGTTAGTATTATAGTATCAGACCAATCTCATGGAGATGAGAGAAGAGCATTAGATGAAATTATGACTAGACTTAGAACACTTGTTCAAGAGACAGGAGTATCTATGATAGTTGTATCTCACTTAAGAAGACCAGATGGTAAAGGACATGAGGAAGGTGCAGCAACATCACTATCACAATTAAGAGGTTCAGCTAGTATAGG